CTGCTGATTTGGTATACAGCATATCCTTAATTGTATCACTAATATTTGAGGGTGATTCATCAGCAATAATCATATCCATTAATGCAGATTGTATATCTTTACCAACAGCTCCAGTTACTTCTGTTTCAGCAGGTGTTTCAATTGGATTCATTTCAGTTTCAGTGTCAGGCATTGTATTAAATGTGAGTAATCTGTAATATTTATGTATTAATCAGAATTGAGTCTATGGTAATTAAACTCTAAGATCATTTGGTATAGTGTTCTTTTCATTCCTTCTACCTGTTCTTTTTCGTAAGCAGTTTTTTCATAATCGATTTCCTTGGACATATAGCATTCCATAGCATCATGAAGTATACGAATATCGTTAATACCCCAGTCTACTTTAATGTGTGGATTGTTGTCTCCTTCGGCATGTTCGATTAGATTTCTCCTCCTTTCGGTCTAACGATGTTGGCATCTTGAGTTGCTACTTGTGAATCTACATTCATAGATCTAAGTGCAGCATCTGGTTCACCGCCAGCACCGTTAGCACCAAGTTCTCCTTCCAAAGGCATTGGTCTTAAACCACCACTACCCTCTGGATCCATCATCATTTCAGCAGGATCTGGAATAGTACCATCCTTAATCTCTTTCTTGATAATCTTATCTTGTTCTAATATCTCTTCATCAGTTTGTCGAAGAACTTGACGACGAACCCAATCCTGTGAATAGTATCTACCAACATATGGTTCTACAGTTGCAAGCAATGCTAATCTTTCATTCATTAGCTCTGCTTCTTTTAATTCAGTGAAGTGATTATCATACAAGAAGTCAAATTGTATGTGCTCACTCATTATTTCCCAATCTTCGGGAGTAATAATATTCTTAAGCAGCAACTGGGTTTTGAGCATATCGATGAACATTCTTGAGAATCTCTTTCTCAAACGTCCAACAAACTTACTAAATTTAACTTCGTCTCTTAATATTTCTGAGGATCTTCCCAGGTTAAATCCTCCTTCTCCGTCCATTCTTGATGGGGGTACATTGAGAGCCCTATATAATTTCTTTTTGAAGTACTCAATATCCGTGATTTCTCCCAGATTTTGACCTCCTGGTAGAGTAGAAATTTCAGTTCCACGACCTCCTTCCCTTCTAGGGAGCCAGAAATCCTCAAGCATTGCCATGTATTTTTTATCATCCTTAATCTCCCCAGTGTCAGCATTGTACACAAGTTTGTTACGATATCTCATCATCACGTCTCTGAGATATTGCTCCGCTTTCACCTTAGGTAAATTACCTACATCTATATAGAAAATTCTACGTTCGGGTGCTCTAGAAAGTCTGTATATGACAAGACTATCTTCAATCATACGCAATTGATTAAGTGCTTTGATTGATTTGTGCATATAAGAAAGAGTATTTCCCTTATTCCTATCTACTAAACCAGAGGTACAGTATGTTATTGCATCTTTAGCAATCTTAATTCCTGCACTTGCACCTGTTGCGTTTATATTTCCTGTTGGATAACTAAGTTTTGGATTATAAATGAAGTATTCTTCTATCTGTGGCCACTCAAACTCCATTGGGTTATCGTTGGCAGGTAACGCAGGATTTCTATATTTGCTTTCTTCTGATTTCTTTTCTTTACGAACAAAACGCATTTTAGTTGCATCTATATAACGCAACTCCTGTATTCCCTCATGGGGATTTTTTAAATCAATTACTTTGTGGTAATAAATTCTACCATCAATATACCAATTCCTATAAATTTCATGTGCTTTTTTATCAAAATCTAATAGATCCAGAATATATTTAAACTCATCTCTAATCTTTTTCTTTATACCATCACTAGCATTTAAATGATTAAGATCTAATTCTACAGGTTGATCATTAGAATCAGAAACGATTGCTTCATTTACAATATCTTCTATAGCACTATCACATTCAGGATGGATAGCCATCTCTCTATATCTTTTTATTAACTCAAATTCAGTACGATATACACCTTCTAGGTCTACATAAGAACCAAAAAAACCACTACTCATATAATGGTCAACCCCGTCCTCATCATTTTGAGGAACAGGGGATACCGTTGTGGGAGATAGTGGTTCGGTGTCCTCTATAGAGAACCCAAATAATTTAGCCATGATTTATTAAACTAGTTCTTTATACTAGTTATTTAGTCTATCGATATTATAGCATACTAGCCGTTAGTACCGCCAGCTCCAGTATACTCGAAGGACTGAACTTGGAATTCAACTGTGAATTCTTCTATAGTATCGCCTGTATCATAAGATAAATCTATAGCTGATAGTGAAGTTGGAAAAATACTTTGCATCTTATACTGCTTAAGTACTACGTTAGAATCTCCACCGCTACCAGAACTAGCTGCTTTCGATCCTCTACCAAGTTGGAATACTTCTGCATCCACCATATAAGATTCTGGGCTAGTTGCACCTAAGTTGTTGTCCAACTTAGCAATTCTGTCCATCCACTCTTCAAATGCATTTCTTAATTTAAAATCTTCGTCGTTAATTACTGTAAGTGACCAAACATCAACTGTTCTGTCTCCAGCAACTTTAAAAATACGACCTCTAAATGGGACATCAATATTTGCTATGGTAGAAGCAGGTAGTGATGCTGCTTTACACATGAACTGAAATACATCAGCATCCCAGGTAATACCTGTTGGTAATTTTGCTAATTGTACCTCAAATAAATTCGGTCTTGCACCGCCGCCGACTAGTTTTCCCTTAAAGTCGGCTATATTTCTATTTGGTCTTGATGATGCCATGGTTTGCTATCCTCCTGTTGTATTTAGATTATAAGGTTAAACTCGACCTGCTACTTCCTCGAAACTAACACCAGTACGGGTAGCAACGAAGGTTAAAGTAACAAAGTTGATTGACTTCGCAGGCTTCAGGAAGATGTCTGCTCGGAATTCATTATTATCAATAACATCAGGAGTATTGTTTGAAGTGTCACAAACAACGAGGAATCCATAAAGTCCTCTCTTCGCCTGAACATCACGAAGGTAAGGTTCCACAATATTGCGGAAGTTTGCTCTTGTTAACTCATCATTGAGTTCAAAGAGTTGAGCTTCTGCTGCACCTTGTAGTGCTTGCTCAACTGTTAAGAATAAGCGACGAACGTTAATTCTATCAAATGCAGATGCGTAACCTAGAGCAGTCTTATCACCAAAGAGTAGTGTTCCTAATCCAGGTTGAGTAATAACTGAGTTAATTCTTGCTGGATAAAGTCTATCTCTTTCTGCTTTACTTGGGTTGTAAGCAAGTTTAACAGCATTGTTGATAATACCACGTTGCTGTCCAGCAGGTGAGAACCAAGGGAATGCGTTAATCGAAGTACGGCACATCAAACCAGCAATGTCGCCGTTAGTTGGAACCCAAACAAACTTGTTATTAAACCTGTCATACATGTACTTGATACCACTATCAAACACACCGTAAGATGAGGATGATAATGCACTGAAGTACTTAATTATACTATCAGTTTGAGTAGTTGTATTAGTAACACCAACTAGGTGTGCTTTATGAGGTCCAATAGTTGCAACGGAATCTTTTCTGTCAGCAACTAAGGAAAGTAGATAACCTGCCTTTGCTTGAGAATCGTTTTCGTTTGTAAGACCAGGACCCATGATGAAGTAATCTACTTCCTCCTCATCCTTATTGGATAACTTACCGTAAGAAGTGATTAGATCTCCAAGAGTTGCTTGCATACCAGTACCAATACCAGCACCGTAGTCATTACCACCAGTTAAGACATAAGCTCTGTTACCAATAGCACTGAATGTAACACCCTGTGCATCTTGACCCCATGAACCGTCTGCTGTAGAAATTAATGTACAAGCAGTTGAGAATCCTGTCTGTCTTGGAGTTGTATCCCAGTAAGCATCAACAGTACTTGATGGATCACCACCAGCATAGACATATTCTGAGAAATCTGCAAGATTCTGCTCGTACCAGATCTTCTCAGGTGAATTTACAGCAGAGATAGCATCTTTTGCTTTAGAAAGTCCTGAGAACTTCTCAAGAAGATTTCCTTGGATACCTGTAATATTTCCTAAATCATCAACAATAGCAATGTTAATGCCATCACCCTTACTGTCTCTATCAGTACAATACTTACCAGTTACTGGTTTAGGTGCTAATGTCTTCCAATAAGTTGTGGAGTTGGTTAGACCTAAAGTTTGCTGATCGTACCAGTCAACAGCAGTTGCAGGTGTAAATGCCGCAACAGCAGAAGACATACTAACAATACCAGAATTGTTTAGGAATCTTACAGCAGAAGAAGTTGTAAA